CTCTGGTGTCGCACGGAGAGCGGCGAACGTCGGTGGGTCGAAGTGCAAGGCCACCGTCCGTCGTTCTACATCCCCGAGGACGCCTTCACGCGCCGCATCATCAACCACCAGTGGGTGGACGGCGCGGACGACGGCTACCAGTCTATCCACGGTGACAGCCTCGTCAAACTGGAGACGAGCCTGCCGTGGCACGTCGGTGGCAAGAAGAACAAAAAGGGCCTCCGCGAATACTTCGACCAGACGTGGGAAGCAGACGTGTTCTACACGAGTCGCTTCCTAATCGACACTGGCATCAAGACGCACTTCGAGGTAGACCTTGACGAGACGTGGGAGCGGCAATCCTACGACGGCGACTACCGCGTCCACGTTGACGACATCGAGGCCGTCGAAGACCCCGACTGGCGGGCCACACCACGGACTGTCACCGTTGACATCGAGGTGGAGTCGCCTAACGGTTTCCCCGAGGCGGCCGACGCTGAACAGCCTGTGACGGCCATCACGGCCTACGACAACTACGACGAGGAGTACGTCGTGTGGGTCTTGCGGCACGACTCGTGGGCGCACAGCGACCGCGAGATAGAGAACCTCGCCATCCGCAACAAGCCTGACGCCATCGAGTTGGACGAGGACACCCTCTATACGGATATTGAGGGCGTTCGCGTCTTCGAGAACGAGTCGCAGATGTTACACGACTTCAACCAGTACGTCGAGAAGCGTCAGCCAGACCTTCTCTCTGGTTGGAACTCGTCGGCCACGGACAACGGGGACGCCTTCGACTACCCCTACCTCCTCAACAGGTGTAAGAGCCTCAACACGATGTCGTTCCGCAAGTGGAGTCCGATGGGGCAACTCTGGACGAGCCGCCGAGGACGCGAGCAGAACCTCACCATCCGAGGCAAGGGCGTCGGCTTCTTCGATATGATGCAGTCGTACAAGAAGACGACGTGGAGCGAGCCGAAGGGGGGATGGTCGCTCGACAACATCAGCACCTCGGAACTCCCGCTCGACGCTGGCAAACTCGAAATCGAGGACATCGACAACGCTTGGCAGGACGAGCCAGCCGAGTTCCTCAAATACAACATCCGCGACGTGCAGGCCGTAGTCGGCATCGACCAGTCGGCGGGCGTCGTGGATATGTTCCAGAACCTCCGCAGTCTCGCGGGCACGCAGTTCGAGAACTGCCACAACAACATCGACCTCCTCGACGTGATGATACTGCGGTACGCGAAGGATATGGGGGTCGCTCTGCCCACGAACACGGAGCCTGACCGAGGATGGTACTACGGCGCACACGTCTTCGAGCCGAAACTCGGCCGTCACGAGAACGTCGTGTACCCCGACCTCTGGAGTATGTACCCGAATATGATTCGGAACTGCAATATGTCGCCCGAAACCATCATCGGAGACTACGACGACCTCCAAGAGTCGGACTACACGGTAGAGGACTGCCGCTGGACGTACATCGACACGCGCAACACGAACGTCAAGAAGGACTCCGACCCCGACTACCAGCGCGTGTTCTTCGTGAAGCCGTCCATCAAGGAAGGCTTTATGACAAGCGTCGTAGACGACCTGATGGAGATGAAGGACGCATACGACGGTACACCGCTCTACGACGCCGTTAAGAGGGTCGTGAACAGCGTCTACGGCGTGTATGGGGACTCTGACAGTTACGGCAAGGGCTACCGCCTGTTCGACTGGCGTATCGCTGAGGGCATCACCCTCGGCGGCCGCAAGATGATTCAGGACTCCAGCGACAAGTTCGTGGACGCCCTGAACGACATCAAGCGCGAGCGCGGCCTCGACGGCAACGACGCCTACCGCGTCGGCGGCGACACGGACTCGGTGATGACCGCCATCCCCTTTATGGACGTGGACTACGACGCCGACGGCAGTACGACCGTCGAGTGTCGCAAGAAGGGTGAGATGGAGGTCGCGGCCCACTACGACGACTTCAAGGACATCGTGGGCGTGGCCGAGGAGGCCGCTGGTCGCGTCAACGACTGGTACAGCGAGTGGACGGCGGACACGTTCAACCTCACAGACGGTGAACACTTCTGTGAGTTGGAAATCGAGTCCTACGGCCCGCGCTGTTTCATCCCCGAGGGCGTGACCAAGAAGAAGGCGAAGAAGCGGTACGCCGAAATCATCGCGTGGGAGGAGGGTGAGTGGTTCAGCCCGCCCGAGTTCAGCGTCACGGGCATCGACATCGTGCGGTCTGACCGCGCGGAGGCTACCCGTGACATCCTCGAACAGGTACTCCAGCGGATTCTCCGCGAGGACGACCGCCAGACCGCCCGAGCAGAGGTGTACGACATCATCAACGAGGTGGTGTACGACATCAAGACGGGCGACCGTCCGAACTCGTACATCTCGCGGCCGAAGGGTATGAGCAAGCATCCCACGAAGTACGGGTCGGCAGAGCAACTGCCGATGCCGACGTACAAGGGTGCGAAGTACGCGAACGAACACTTCGACTGGGAACGGCTGACGGCGGGCGCGAAGCCCGAACTCCTCTACATCGAGGACGTGCGTGGCTCGTGGCCGAAGAAGTACCCCAAGGAGTGGGACACGAAAGAGGCGGGCACTGACGTGGACGCTGTGGCCGTTGAACAGCCCAACAAACTGCCTGACGAGTTCGTGGTGGACACGTCGAAGATGATTGAGAAAGTCCTTGAAGACCCGCTCACGCCGATTCTCAGCCCGATGCGGTGGGACTTCAGCGAGTCCTTGGATTCGGAAACCTATCACGAGATGCATACAGATGAAGAACAAAGTGGTATTGGAAAGTTTATGTAATAAAATTTAGAAGCAATATATAAATCGAAAGTTTTTTATACCCCCAGCGCATAGGATAGTATAGAATGTACGATTGCCCGCACTGTGATAGAAAGTTTGACACAAAACAAGCACGCGGCTCACACGTCGGCCAATCACATGACGGAAATCCGACGGTAAAATGTGAAAACTGTGGTTCTAAGTTTGAAAAAGTTTTGTCGAGAGTGAAGGAGCATGATAATCACTATTGTAGTGATGAATGTAGAATATCTTGGTTTAAAGATATAGATTCAACAACTGTTGGGAAATCTGAGTACGATTGTGTAGAATGTGGTAAAACAGTCAAACGGTGGCCGTCACAAATTATTGGCGCTGTTCTGTGTTCAGAAGAATGTTTTTCTAAGTATCATACGAATAATCTTACTGGTGAAGATAACCCAAATTGGAAAGATGGGCACAGACCAACATATGGGGAAAATTGGGGAGAAGTTAGAAAAGAAGCAATACAAAGAGATGGTGAAAAATGTAAAATATGTGGGGTTGGTAGGGAAGAATACATTAATTTCAACAATCGTGACCTTAGTGTTCATCACATCAAACCATTACGCTCGTTTGATAATGTAAAGAAAGCAAATAAACTAAATAACTTAGTTACCGTTTGTAGTTCTTGTCATATGAAGATAGAAAACCAGATGCACACGGACGAAGACCAAGACTCGCTGGCCGCGTTTATGTGACTGACTGACGCGGCCGACCCGTATCGCAACCTTTTTATACGTGGGGCACCTACGTATGGGTAGGCATGAACCCCGTACCAGCACCCAAGGAAGACGGTGAGCGCGACGAGCAAACACAACGCACACCGTCAGAGATTATCAAGGACATCACGACCGTCAGACTACCGACGCCGTTTGGGCGAGGTGGCGGGACTCGGGCGACCCGCGAGTTCCGACCTCGATGCCGAATCGGCAGATTCGGGAGCGAACTCGTCGGACGACGAGTCCGACACCCCCGAGCGAGGCTCGGCCTCGGAGGTGGTGTGGGTGCGTGAGACAGGTATCGACCCCGAAGAACTCGACCGTCCCGAGTGGAACTCACTCGTCAAGAACTACGACAAGCACGACATCGGTGAAGCGTACTTCACGGGTCGGATGCACCAGATAGGCCTCGAAGTCGAACACTGGGGCATCGACAAACGCCACCACGACGACGGCCTCATCTTCGACAACAAGATGGACTTGCGGCTGTGGGAGCCGATGGGCGAGCGCAAGCGCCCCGAGAAGTGGCCGAGCGACGTGGAGGGCACGCCCTACGACGACTATAACCACCACGAATACAGAGAGGTGTGCGTGGACGGCGACCCCGAACTCGGGTGGGCCGCGCTCAACGCTGGCGTCGAGCCAGAAGAATCGCGGGTCAGCACCGACGAGTGGAAACTACGAGGCATCGTGGACGTGAAAACGAAGTCCAGCACCGACTGGATGGGGAAGTTCAATCTGCGCCACCTCTCCCACTACGCCGAACACGCGGCGTTCTACGAGGAGTACGGCGTCCCGACCTTCCTCTACTTCACGATGGTCGATGTCGAGGAGGAGACAGTTGGGGAAGAGAATCTCCTCGTCCCTATCCCGACTGACTGGGAGTGGGAGCCGCTCGTAGACCACTACGACCCTAATCAGGATTTCAGCCTCTCATACGGAGAGTGCAAGGACAGCCTCTCATACGGAGAGTGCAAGGACACGGCACGCACCTGCCCCATCGTCAAGCGGACGTTCCGAGCGCCCGACGGCAACCTCGTCGTGACGACGGACGAGGACTACCACGATAACTTCGACTACTTCGTGTCGGAGGTACTATGAGTGGGGGCATCGGCGCTCTGACGCTCTACTGTGAACACGTCGGCTCCTCACACGTTCACTGCAACAAGTATCAGAAAATTACCATCGGAATCAACCAGACGCCCAAGGAGGCCATCGCTGAAAGCCACTGGGCACTCCAGAATGGAGAAATCCGATGCGAGGAACACCAATAATGCCATACGACGAGACAACGAACACGCACGCGATGTGCGACTACTACGGACACGAGTGGCGCAAGAACGACCTACTGACATCAAGGGCGAGTGCAGGCTACCGCGTCGAGGTCTGCGCTCGCAACGGCTGTAACGCCGCGAGGAGGCTATATGTCGGATGAACTGGACGAGTCACGAATTTTGGGAGTTCCTCAAAATCGTGGGACTCGGGCTGATGGGAGTGGCTCTCCTCGTCATGTTTGGCGTCGCAGTGGGGATGACATAAGCGTTCGTCCCGCTCCTACCCCAAAGGACGGGGTATGGGAGTTTATAAAGACCTACTGGCCCTACGCTGTTCTGTTCGGCGTCGGCTTCGCACTCGGACTGCAATAGCGGAACTCTTTTGTACGTCGAGTGCCTATCTACGGGTAGGTATGGAAGACTACCGAACCGCAATACAGAAACTCGGACGTGACAACATCACAGCCACGTTCGGCGTCGCACCTCCCGCAGAAATCGTTGGCCCGCTGAATCCAGAGTCCGTCTACTACGGGCAAGCGTTCGGCTACGACGAGTCTGCGGGGCGTGTGGCACCCGAGTACGCCATCCCGCTAATCATGTTCGAGTTCAACAAGTATCGCCCCGACCTCCCGCCGTGGCAGAACGTCCGTGAGTTCGTCCTCGCCGCTGAGAACGATGGAGGGGTTATCGAGTACACGTTCATCGAGCCACACCACCGCTCGACCGCCGTCACAGCGGGCCTCAAGACCGTCTCACTGACCGCCGAAGGGCCGTCCGAGGGCGTCGATGGCTCTATCATTAAGCGCGACGAGGTGGCCGAGAAACGTGGACTGGGGAACGTCCGTTCGAGCCAGTCCTTCAAAGTGAACGAGGAACTCGTCTAATGGCGGGGTCACACGGTAAACACATCTACGAGTGTCCCGAGTGCGGTGTCACCATTATCAACGACCTTGGCGGCGGTGGCACGGCGAACTTCCGTGGGGCGTTCTGCACGGGGACAGACGAGGAACCGCACACCGCGACACAGATGGAGCGTA